TTAAGTAATTAGCTCTAGTCATTGTAGTTGTCCTGCATCATCAAGATCCTTAATGACATCCTCTGTGATATCAACTTCACCTTGATTATTACAATAATCACAGTCTATCGGTTGTTTTTTTCTATCGTCATGGTTAAATGTATATACGAATCCATTACCATTACATTTTGGACATATTATTTTTCCACTCATATTAGTTAATTACTACATCAGCAAATTTTCTTTTACCATTTGTGGTATAGTTCCAGATTATTCCTTTCTTTATTAGATCGTATCGTTTTAGTTTTTCAAAAGTTTTTTGTGGATCAAATCCAGCAAACTCACATAGTTGAATAAAATCTTCATTATAAATTTTACCCCACCACTTAGACTCTCGATGCTCGTCTCTCGACATTGCAATCGTGCATATGCCAAAAGTATCTTGTATCGCTTGCATAAATACTGCACGCCAAAGTTTTTGTTCTGGTGTAGCAGGTCTTTCGTCGGCTTCTAAACTATTTAAGTTTACCATTGAGTTCTCTCGCTTTCTCGTTAACTAATGTTTTTACAACTTGGCTTCTACTTAACTTAACATCACGTTTAAGTTTAGATTGAAGTTTAGTTACAGTCGCATAAGTGTCATTATCAACAGTTATGTTTTTGTATTTACTAAAGTCAGTCATTTTTACCTTTCTTGTTTGTTTTTATACTATATAGGATATTAATATAGCTTTGTCAAGTTATTGTTTTCTACCTTGACCTCTATATTCTTTTCTACTATTTCGTTTATTAGGACGTTTTGAATGTCGTCCTGGACGTTTCTTATTTGTTTGCTGTATAAATTTACCGTTACCTACTGCGACTTTTCGTGCCATGTCTTTTTATAAAATCTTTATCTTCCTGATTAACTTTTAAATACTTTATATGTCCATTGATATATTGTCTAGTATCTTCACCACAATTTGTGCATCTATAATAGTCTTGTACAATCGCTACTAGAAATGCTTCTTCTTTACATTCAGGACAAATACCTAATACATTGTCAATAAACATAGATTTATCAAATTTTAATCGTTGCATTACATTACTGTGTATACGACTCTACCATTTAATTTCTGTGCGCTCAAATATTGTTTTCTGTTACCTGCATCGCTATAACTGCAATGAATCCATCCAGAATTAGGATCACTTGGAGTCCAGAATTCAAGTATACATTGATCAAAATCTAAGTTTTTTACGATCCAATCACTGACCTCTCTATTATGTATGCCAAACAGTTCAAAATCTGCCGCCTGTCCCTTGGTATGTTGACTCCCGCTGCTCGATCCTATGGCCTCGCATAAAGCTGCTGATCTGTAGCCGGAAGAAATAGATACTGGAATTTTAAAATGATTTCTAACAGGCTGAAGAATATTTTTACATAACAACATTAAATTAATAATGTGTTCTTCATTAGGTTCATTATCTATTCCTAAACGAATAGCTTCTTGTGACTTTGTTAATTCATCCAATGTAAAATTTTCACTTAGCTTCATTTCTTAATTTAAGTATAACTTCAATAACATGTTTTTCGTATTCTTTATTTGTAGAAAAATTATCTAAAGCTTTTGCCATTAGAATAGGATCTTTGTTTAATGTGATCTCTCTAATTTTTCTAAATTCTGAATACACTTTTTTTGTATTTAGAATTTCTATGTAATATCTAACAGATTCGCATTTGTTTTTAAAGACCCTGACACGCCATTCTATAGTATCTGGCTGTTTATGAGGCAACATACCCTCTTTTGACCATACCCGTATACCAAACAGGTTATGACCTTCTCGTGCAAACCGAGACGTTCCATAGTTAGATTCAACGATAGCCTGCGCTATTATTAGTTCTGTATTTACTCTTTGTCGTCTTGGGATATTGAAATTTAGATAATTGATGCAGTTATTGAGAGAGGAGATGAATTCTTTGTTGTTTGAGTACTCAAACCTCGGGACACCAAACCCGAGTTTTATGGCCCAGTTGATCGTATCAACTTGGACCTTCCTCTTGGCGGCGGGGTTGGGGAAGAATGTACCTAATACAAATGCTACTAGAGCTACTATCAAATACTTTATTAAAGTAATCTTTGTTATCATGGCATTTACAGTGATTTAAGAGGCAGCATCCAACTGCTAGTTTGTTAATACAATTATTTGCAGTTGCAGTTTTTGTCGTCATCACTAGCTTTTAACTTAACACCAGCTAAAAGACCAATAAAACCCCCGACGATAGTTTGGAAGGCAGGGCTAATTAATTTAAATATTTCGGCATTGTCTACTTTTTCATCAAATAGACCAGTCATCAGAGTCATAACCATACTTAATACAACAATACATAAGGTTGTTGTAACTAGTGTAGTTACTACAAATGTTAATTTTTCTTTACTCATTTATCCTCCACTTTATAAAACATAGCATCGGTATCCTCTAATTGCCAGCTTTTATTTTCCACATTCCATTCAGTAGTTTGTACTTTATAATCCGGCCAATGTGTTGCAGTTGTAAAGCTAGGAATACTCCACAAAATACGATTATTAGGCTGAGCTGCAAAATTGCCGTTATCAAGAGCCAAAACGTGAGCACACTTATGTTGATCGGGAATTTCAGAATGTTCAGTATCGATGATATTAGGTTCTGGATGAGCCCAATCAATTGTGAATAAATATTCTCCATGAATAAATTTTTTATCCTTCCCTAAATATCTACAACGTTGTCCTATTAAAAAATCAAAAGTAGTAACAGCAGGATAATAACTAAATGAATTCCACAACTCAAGATCGTCGAGAGTCTGATGTTCCATTTGTGGTTGATGCACAGAACTGCTGTTTCTTCTTTGAATAAAAGCAGAGATAGGAAGCCTCCAGAATATTGCACCATTCGTAAGTAAAGCATGAAATAAGATTGCACGCCCTGGAATACTTGCAATAGCAAAGACCACACAATCTTCAGTTTCGCCTTGATGTTCTCGTAAGTCATATAAATACTCCCTTCGTATTTTACAATAAATTGGTGGTATATTTGCATTTAAATATGCCATAATCAATCATAAATATCTCCCCATGTTTCACCGCTTTCGTAATCTACTTTGTTGGGAATTGCCAAAGTAACGGCACTTTCCATTATTTCAACAATCTTTTTTGCATGATTGTCATCTACAACAGAAATATCTAGTTCATCATGTATTTGAATATGTGGAATAATTTTTTCATTATATAAATCTAACATTGCTTTCTTTGTCATGTCAGCAGCAGATCCTTGTATTAATTTATTTAAAGCTTTGTAAGTCATTGCTCTTCTAATTCTACCACGTCCATAAGTTCGCTCTGCTTCTTCAAATGACATTGCAGTATGCATGCCAAATGTTGCTGGTTCCCATTTATTAAATCTACAACGACGACCTAGTAAAGTACCAATGGATCCTGATGTTTGTGCAAATTGAGATGTCTTATTCATTAATTCTTTTACGAATGGAACGTTATTATGATATTGATTAAATAATATTTCTGCTTCTTCTTTTGTATTTAAACCAAGTTCAGCTTGTAATTTTGCTTTACCCATTCCGTAAAACAATCCAAGATTAATTGTTTTAGCTTGATCTCTAGATATACCTGCCATGTCTGCAACTGTTTTGTGAAAGTCTACAGAATCTTTTTTAAATTTTTCAACAATACTTGTTACAGATTCATCAAAACAAATTGGTTCTGTTGTTGCTGCATAGTGTACAACTAGTCTTGGTTCTTGTTGAGAATAGTCAAAACAGCCCCATTTATGGCCAATTTCTGGTAAAAATAATGATCTAATCATAGGTCCTAGCTCCTTGTTCCTCGCTGGGATTTGCTGGAGATTAGGATTGGCATAAGAGAATCTTCCTGTAACAGTTCCACCTTGATCAGATCTAATTGGATTAATATCTGCATGTATTCTTCCGTTATGTGTGAACTTTAAAATCGTATCTATAAAAGTTGTATGTGCTTTATTAATTTCTCTTGCTTTAGCAATCATTTGAACTATAGGGTGTTTGTGTTCTTGTAAAAAATTTTTAGTGAAGGATGGTGCAGATGCTTTCTCGGTTCTTTCATAATGTAAACCAAGCTTATCAAAAACTGTTGCAATGCTTCTTGCTGCCCAAATCTGTGGTTCTATCCCTGTTTCTTGTTTTACTTTTAATAACAATTCATGCTCTTGTGCTGTTAATTGTTGTTTCAATTTGTGTGCTTTTTCTGTATCAATTCTTACTCCTTTAAACTTCATGTCAATAAGACATGGAAATAATTGTGTCTCAAGATCAAATACATTTTGTAAATTTTGTTTTTGAATTTCTCTTGATAAAACTTTAAATAATTCTAATGTTAATTGTGCATCTTTTTCTGCATAATTACCTACATACATTGCAGGAAGTTTATACATTTCAGATTTAGGATCTATTCCCCAAGACTGTGCTGCTTCATTCAAAGCTTTTTCATCTTTAACTTCACCTAAAAATTCATATGAAATACTATTTAATGTATATGCTAATCTATTTTCATCAATTAAAGATGCCATAACCATTGTATCTACAATGTGTCCATTGATTTGGACGCCCGCCGCTCGAAGCCAGCACACGTCATACATTGCATTGTGGAATATTTTTACATTATCATTTGCACAAACTTGTTTAATCCAATTTAAAACTTTATCTTTTTCTAAATTACCACCACCTTCATGTGCAATTGGATAATATGCAGACCATCCATCAACAGCTACAGCAATACCAACTATGTGACCATTACCAATGATTGCACCAGAACCTCTTGCTTTAAGATCAGGATCTTTAGTTTCCAAATCTATTGCAACATATTTATATCCTTTTAAATCAGGATAATTTTCTGGACAAATCCATTCTTTCTGAGCTTCAAACATTTATATTAATACCATAATTAAAAAACAATATATACATAACACTGTAAATAAACCTAAATCAAAAACTAACATTCTTTTACCTCTCATCCTTATAGTCTCTTTCTATAATCATCTGTATGTAATGAATTGCTTTTAGCAAATCTTGTTTCTTTCCTTTATCTTGGTGCCTGCAAATATATTTAATTGCATTACCTTCTGCAAACAGTATCTTATTTTCATTTATAAATCTAGAAGGCTGTATTTTATATTTTTTATAATGTGAACCTCCTACTTGTTTAAAAAAAACTTTGTTACTCATAGTATTGGATCTCCTGGTATATAGTTATAATAATCATCTATATCGGGTTGCATGATATAAAGATTTTCTTTTGCACGTGTTACACCCACAAAAAACAATCTGTGTTCAGGATCAGGATTTCTTAATGCTGCATCATGTATAATCTTTTCTATTCCGGTATACAGGACTACATTTTCACATTCTTCACCTTTAACACCATGTATTGTGGATACTTTAATTCTTGCAGGTTTAAATAAATCATCACCACTTGCTAGTAATGATTTGATATATAATTTTGTATCTTCTTTAAAATTTAATTGTTCCCAGCTCCCTGTCACTCGTAACCCGTGATTTAACATCAGATCATCTATGTCCACAAAATCAACAGTATCTAATGATTTACCGCTAGAAAAACCATATTCAACATGTTTCATATTAAAGTTTAAAACTTTATAAACTGACTTTGCTTCTTCAGCTCCAACGGTTGCACCTTGATTTAATCTTGCCCATACTTGATAGGCCTCTAATAATTCATTAGATAAAACAGTGTTTGTTCTACTATCAAATCTTAAATTTAATGAAGTTAAATGTGCTTTAATTGGATTTAACATTTGATTTGTTCTTGCAATAATCATCCATTCACCTCTACTAAAATCTAAATCTTCTATTCTTTGATCTTCAAAAATTTGTCCTTCAGCATCTCTTGGAAGCCAGGATTTAATCATTCTATTATCTACATGTTGTAATATATCTAATGCTTTTCTATGAATTACACGTGGACATCTTCTTGATTCAATTCTTGGATCCACTTCTCCTTTTAGATTTATAAATATATTTGGATCAGCGCCTTGAAATGTATAGATGGTTTGATCGTCGTCCCCTGCAATGTATGATCTATCACATCGAGATTCAATGTAATTGAACATGTCCCATTGCAGAGGATTCAGATCCTGCGCTTCATCCAAAAAGACAACGCTGAGTGGAGGGCATTTGTCCTTTTCAATGAACTGTTTAATCATATCGGAATACTCAATCATCCCGGTTTGTTTCTTATATGATTTTAAATCGGCATCAATTTGTTCTGTTAACCAGATATCTATTGTTTGATGTTTATCTAATTCTACTGCTGCATCCATTATAGATATTTTTTTACATCTCGAATATTCAATAATCTTCATATGATCATTTTTGTAAGTTACAGCTTCTGTGTATGGATCAAAATAAGTATCAAACGATAAATCTCTACATATTTGTGAAAAATTTTTAAAAGCATTCCATTTTTCATCTTTAAGTAATTGTGTATTTGTATCTATATTTAATTGTCTTGTTCCTAAAGAATGCATAGTACAAATATATGGAAAGTCTTTTACTTGAGGAAATGTAGGTAATATTCTTTTCCTTGCTTCATTTGTTGCTGCATTACTAAA